GATCGGCGGCGCGAACAATCCGCTCCCTGAGCAGCCACGCTGGAACGCGCTAACCAGCCTGACCACAACCGCACTAGAAGCTGAGACGGCGCAGTACCTCTGGTCATACCTGACGACCGACGGCGCCTTCTACGACAAGCCGCAGTATCTCGTGGGCGGCGAGTGGCTCACGCTTGCAGAGGGCAACACGCAATCAGCCACCGGCTACATCGAGGTGGTGCTGGCCGCAGGTGACCTGTTCGGCTTCCGCGTGCTGTCCACCGACTCGTGCTGCGGCATCGGCTTCCTCACAATCGCCGTAGGCAGCCCTACGCCGTCCCCAGAGCCGACTCCTGAGCCGACCCCTACCCAGACACCAGAACTACCTTCACCAAGCCCTAGCGTGGCTCCTACCCCTACGCCAGAGCCTTCTGTAGAGCCTACGCCGACGCCTCAGCCTACGCCTGAACCAACACCCGAGCCAACACCCGAATCAACGCCAGAACCAACACCCGAACCAACCCCATCACCAACGGAGGAGCCAAGTCCCGAGGTGACAAATGAACCAACCCCAGAACCAACGCCAGAGCCAACGCCTGCACCAACAGAAGTTCCGCCATCTCCTTCCGTATCTCCTGATCCCACTCTTGTACCTACTCCTGAACCCGAACCCGCTCTGCCAGTTGTAGGGGCTGCGGTTGAGGCAGTCGGCGAGGTGTTCGCCAACATCGCGGCCATTACCGAGATCGGCAAAGACCTTGATCCGATTGAGAAGGAAGAGGCGCAGCCGGTTGCCGTCGCAATCATTGCCAGCCAAGTTGCAAGTGTGGCTGCCGCAGCGTCAAATGCAGCACGAGCGGCTGCTAACATTGGCGGCGGCGGACCAGCGGGAGGCAATGGAAATACGCCAAGCCGAAAGGGTGGTCGCCGTGCTTAGGAACATCATCAACGATTTAGTCGGAGGCTCGTGGACGATCCTCGGTCTGCTCTTCGCGGTGGTCGTACTACCAGAAGGTCAGACGCAAAGCACAATGGCAACGCTGTTCATCCTGATGACAATCGTCTGGATCGCAACAGGATACTTGAGGTGGAAAGAATGACAACCGAAGATCACCGCAGGGAACTGAAGGAGCAGGGCTGGACGCGCATTGACACCGCGCCAGGCGAGTGGGTTGCACTCGTGCCAAGCGAAGACGCGAGCGCCTTCGGCGGCACGCTCTGGAAGCGTGGCGACAACGGCAACGACTACAGCGAGGGCTGCACCGCTGGTCATCCGATCAGCGCGGCACTCGACTACCAGAAGGCTGGTCTTGCACTCGCCGCGCACATCAAGGAAGACATCGGCGAATGAAGTACCGCATCAAGTCGCAGCTCTACTCTGACGCCGAGGCGCAGAAGAAGGTCGGCGCAATCCTTGACGACTGCGGGCCATCCAGCGCGGCTGCGGCTGCGGCCTTCGTGAACGGCTACGCGCCTGACTTCAGCGCAGCCGACGGCGTAGCGGCAAAGGAGCGCGCCACCGGCTTCAAGGAGAAGCAGGGGGTCAGCGACAACGGCTCAAGCCTGAGCGAGATGATGAAGACCGTCCGCGAACTGGGCTGCAAGGCAAAGCCTGCCGACACCTTCGCCGAGGCAATCGCAGCTGCGAAGGCTGGCGCCGCACTCATCGTCTGGGTGCAGGCACCGATCGGCTACCCAAAGCAGGCGCTGTCCAAGTGGCACCGCAACTGGGCGTCGTACTGGCAGAAGAAGGACCCCAAGGTGATCGCCGCAGGGTACGGACACCTCACCAGCGCGGGCTATGATTCAGAGGCGCAGACGCTGGTCTTCGCCGACCCTACGTTTGATGAGCGTGTACCGAAGGAACAGTACGCCGTGCCAGTCACGGAGGCTGAACTCAAGGCAATCGCTTCAGGCAAGCCAGGCTCGCCTGCAAGCCACATTGTCATCGTGACGAAGAAGTGAAAGGAAAGACAATGAACAAGGTTCAGAAGATTCTTGACGCAAGCAAACTTGACGAGATGGTGCTTGACGCAGTTCGCACCTTCCTGACGGTCTCAATCTCAGTCGCACTCGGACTCGGCATCCCGCTGCTCGACATCACTGGCGGCGACTTCCGAACCGTCCTGTCGGCTGGTCTGGCGTCAGGCTTGGCCGTACTGGTCAAGGCGCTCGACCCAAGCCAGAGCGACTACGGCATCGGCGGCAAGAAGTAGGTCTTGACACAAGCCTGAGGAGGCTTCACTCTCGGTTCATCGGCGTGTAGTCGCGCCGAAGTAGGAGGTCGCAATGGAGGAGTTAGACGAGTTCCTGACGCTGCAGGGTGCCTACAAAGGGCCACTCTGCGGCTATCAGTTGCTTGAGATAAGCGACGCTGACCGGCAATCGCTGGACAAGGCGCTCGCAGCCGCGAAGATCACGGCAAAGGCAATCCAGAAGTGGTGCGAGATTCGCAACCAGCACTGGGCGCAGCAGAACATCCAGCGACACAGGAGAGGGGACTGCAAATGCCAGAAGACCTGATCGAGTTTCAGCGTGAGGACGAACTCAACGAACTGAAGTCGGCGCACGTTCGCGCGTTGCGTGCGCTCGCAAAGCGTGAGCAGGCAACTGGGGAACTGGTGGAAGCCGTCTTTCAGGCGGCAAAAGATGCGGCTCTTGGAATGAACATTCCAAAGGTTGCAGCTCCAAAGCCAGACAAGCGCAAGGGCGAACCTGAACACGCCATTCTGCTGGCGAGCGATTGGCAGTGGGGGAAAATCACACCGACCTACAACAGCGAGATCGCAGCGGTGCGAGTCAAGGAACTTGGCGAGAAGGTCAAGCGACTTGTAGACATTCAGCGCACAGCACATCCAGTGCGTGAACTGCACATCTATCTGCTCGGAGACCTTGTGGAAGGTGAGGACATTTTCCCTGGACAGGCGCACCTGATTGACTCAGGTCTTTACTCGCAAATGTTTGGCGCGGCAGAGGCGCTTGCTCGATTAGTGCGCGAGATGCTTGCGCACTTTGAGAAGGTAAAGGTAGTCGGCATAATCGGCAACCACGGCAGACTTGGACGCAAGGGAACGTTCAGACCAGAAAGCAACGCTGACGCGATGATGTATCGCATCGCGCGGATGGCGGTCGGGGAAGAGAAGCGACTGGACTGGCCAGAGACCTTCACGCAAGGTGAGCGCCACTGGTACGCCGTAGACAATGTGCTGGGCAAGCGGTGGTTCCTATTCCACGGCGATCAGGTAGGCGGCGGCTTTGCCGGCTTCCCCTGGTACGGCTTCGGCAAGAAGTTGAGCGGATGGCGAGCAAGCGTTGCTGAGTTTGACTACTCAGTCGGCGCGCACTTCCACACGCCGACTCGGATGTATCTCAACGGCTTGACGCATTGGAACGGTGGCAGCATTGAGTCCACCAACACCTTTGCCCAAGAGCAGTTGGCTGCCGCAGGAGAACCGTGTCAGTGGCTGCTCTTTCAGAATGAAAAGGGCGTCACAGCGGAGTACCTCGTCAGGCTCAGCTAGTGCCGTTCCTTGCAGGGCCTCCGGCACCGAGGCCGCAGGACATAGGAGCCTGCACGCCGTGCGGGGAGACTCGCAGGGTGTGGAGGTTTGCCGAACAGGAAGTCAGCCTCACGGTCGGCTATTCTGCAGTCCTGTCCTACGCTATCTGCCGAGCGTGCCTAGAGGTGGTTCTAGAGCTGCTCGATGAGGACGATGACGCCGCTGGCTATGCCAGCGACCTCCCAGACTGACCTCCTCCAGTCTGGGAGGCTACCCCTTGACAAGCCGTGACATCACGCTCTAGGATCGTGACAGCAGGGAGGAACCAGCCAGAAGGCTGATCCTGCTGAGGAGGTCTAGATGAACAAGAACTTCGGCTGGGTCAGCCGCAGCGAGCGCAAGGGTCACGCCACATTCGTGATCGGCGACCCTAACTCGACCGAACTCCCTTCGCTCATCTTTGAGCTGGGCGTTCGTCCGAAGCGCGATGAGAAGCCAGTTGCAGAACACGCGCCAATCGCGTGGAGCGAGATCGCTCGCATCTCTGCCGGCGAAGTCACCCTTGAGCAGTTGAAGGAGGCAGCAAAGTGAAGACACTCATCTTGGATTCTTTGGCAGTCGTATCGTTCATCGCAGCAATGGTGCTGCTCTTGGCGCTGGGGTCAATGCGATGAAGTTGGACAGAAGGACGCAGCCACTGGTCTACAAACGAGTGGCAATCCGCACGACGCTGCTGGATGAGCAAAAGCGCAGCGATCAGCAACTTGACATTGCCATTGGCATCCTCGGAGCGACGCTTCTGGTGATCGTCTTCGTGGTACTTGGCTAATGCCAGTTTACGAGTACCGCTGCGGCGACTGCGGACATCGCGAGGAACACACGCACTCAATCACGAACGTCTACAACCCGCGCTGCGAGAAATGCGGCCGCTGGATGCGGATGGTCTATTCACCGGCGGCGGTGGTTTACAAGGGCGAAGGGTTCGCCAAGAAAGACAGAAAGAAGAAGGAGGGCAAGTGAGCAAGCAATACGAGTTCGTCAAGGCAGAGCAGCGCAGTCCTGAGTGGTTCGCACTTCGGGCTGACGGCATCACGGCGACCGACGTCTCGGTCATCGCGGGGCTGAACCCCTATAAAACTCCCTTCCAGCTCTGGGCGGAGAAGCTAGGGAAGTATCAGCCAGACCCAGTGGGACCAGCCGCCGTTCGCGGCATCCTGCTGGAGAACACGGTCGCAGAGTTCTACGAGATGGAGACTGGCCGCGAGTTGCGCCGCAGCAACGGCATTGTCCGACTCAAGGAACTGCCGTGGGTGATGGCGTCACTCGACCGCACCATCGTCGGCGAGGAGGGCTTGGTGGAGATCAAGACCAGCACCTCACCGCGCTGGAGTCTGCACCCAGTGCCGCCAGAGGTGGTGGCGCAGGTGCAGTGGCAAATGTTCGTCACCGGCGCACCGTGGTGCGACGTAGCAGTCCTGCTCGGCGGGTTGGTCTTCCGCATCGAGCGGGTGGCTGCGAGCATTGACTACCAGACGGAGTTGTACCGCAAGGCAGTGGAATTCAGGAACGCGCTCGCAACGCAGACGCCGCCAGCCTTGCAGGGTCAGGACTCTGACGCGCTGGCGCAGGTCGTGCCGCAGGCGAGCGAAGAGTACGCAAACGCAACGGACGGCATTGACCGCGTGGCGGCGCTGTATTCGGAAAAGCAGTACGAATCCAAGTTGCTTGACGAAGAGCTGCAGAACCTCGCCATCTCGCTGAAGGAAGCGATCGGCGAGAAGGCAGGGATCGTCGGCAACGGATGGCAGGCAACGTGGAAGCAGAACAAGGCGTCGGTCAAGACCGATTGGAAGGAGGTCGCAACGAAAGTGGACCCGAAGATCATTGAAGCCGCGACGCGGGAAGTTCCAGGCGCGCGAGTCTTCCGATTTAAGAACGAGGAGGGACTATGAGCAAGGACATCGCAGCAGCACTCTTGGCACCATTCGAGGAGAAGGACCTGAAGCACCGCCCAGGCAGAGCTGGGATGACGTTCACCTACGCAGATGCGCGAGCAGTCGCGCAGCGGCTGGATGACGTCCTCGGCATTGAGGGCTGGCAGTTTGAGGTGAAGGTCGCAGACGGCGCACGCAACGTCGTCCACGGCTCACTTGCTGTCGTAATCGGTGGCAAAACCACCATCCGACAGGACTTCGGCTACCCAAACTCTGCTCAGGACGACGAGCCACTGAAGTCAGCGGCCAGCGACGCGCTCCGCAGGTGCGCCGCGCAGCTAGGAGTGGGCAGGAGCCTCTATTCGCCAGAAAAGGGTGTCCCAGTACCACTTGCGAGGGTTCCGCGCCTCTCCGTGGCTCCTACACCCCTCTCCGTTGATTCTGACGACGCTACAAGCGACGCAATAATCGCTGCGAAGGCAGCAATGCTCTTCGCCGAGAACGTGGGTGACGAGACCTGCAGCCACGGTGAACTCTGGACCTTGAAGCCAGGCGGCATCAGCAAGGCAAGCGGCAAGCCGTACAACGCGTTCTGGGCGGCGAGCCACAAGACGCCAGACGGTGCTTACTGCAAGGACAAGCCGAGCCAGAAGTTCGTCGCGTCGCAGTCGGCTGCACCGGCGAAGCCGAAGCTCGTGCCAGAAGACACCCAGAACCTAGAGGACTTGCCGTTCTAAGCAAGAGAAAGTCGGAGGAGGACTGAAATGGCGCTATGGATCAAGTGGTCAGCACAAGCACACAAGGACGCAATCATTAGCAGCCTGAGCGACATCGAGTTTCGTGCGTTCGTCACGATCCTTGAAGTGGCGAAGGAGATGCGGAAGGGCGGCGAGTTTCGTGACCGCAGGCACCTCGCCACGGTGATCGGGCCGCGCCTCTCAAGGTGCGTACCCCGACTGGTCGCCGAGGGCTTGCTGGAGGCATCTGGAGATGGTCTCGTCAAGGTCTCGAACTGGTCTCGATGGCAAGTCGACGCCACGTCGACCATTCGGCAACAGCGCGCTCGTGCGGGAAAAGAGCCTGTGTCACGGTTTAGTCACGCTATAGAACTAGAGAAGAACCAGAACAGAACTAGAGAAGAGAAGACTCTTACTAACGGCGTGATGAGTATTGGCGAGATTATTGCGAAGGGAGGACGACGATGACGGAGCAGAAACTGCTAGAGCATCTCAAGAGAACGAGTGTGCCGAACCTTGAGCGGATGGAGTACGGCTTCAGCCACTGGGACTGCACTTCGTGGTACCCAGTCGGCTTGGGCAGAGTGGACTTCATTCTTGAACTGAAGTGCCGAGACACGCACTACCCAGAGCTGCTTATTGAGCAGGCGAAGTACGACTGGCTCATTGAGGAGGCTGGGAAGCGGTCAGCGCGTCCGGCGTACATCAACAGCACGCCTGAGGGCATCTACGCCTGGGACCTGTATCGAGTGCGGGAGCCGCACTGGGAGCCGCGCCTAATGCCAGCCACGACAGAGTTTGAGAACACGGAGCGGATCGTCAAGGTGGTCGGCTTCTTGCCTGTCGCCGATGCGATCCGACTCCCGTGAGGTCGCTGGCGATTCTTGGGCCGCAAGGAAGCGGCAAGTCCACCATTGCGTCGCTCTTCGTGGAGCATCGTGAGTACCGTCGGCACGGGATTGCGGATGCCATCAAGCACATTGCTGCGATGGCGTACAACGACCTCGGCAAGAGCGAGATGATCACCGTGAGCCGCAACTTTGGCGACAGCACCTTGACCGGCAGAGAACTGCTGCAAGACATTGGTGCGGCGATGCGAGGCGTGGACACGCACTTCTGGTTGCGGGTCTGGCGCAAGGACTACTTTGAGCTGAAGCGCATCGGCTTCGGCGTCGTCGTGGATGACGTGCGGCTGGATGCCGAAGTGCAGTATCTCCGCGCCATTGACCCAGACATCTTCATCGTTCGTTTGACAGCCTCAGAGGAGGTTAGGCGCGAGCGGGTAGGCGGCAACCTGTACGGAGCCGCCGACATCACAGAAAGGGGCTGGACAGACAGCAGGGCAGACCTTACCGTGGACACAACGAGCCTGTCGCCTGAGGACGCCTACCGCGTCATCA